CGTTTCATTTTTTTTCAACCCGCAAAAAGGCGGCCGGTGGAAGGCCATCGACCGACCGCAAGTTGGGCGTCGGTGAGCAAGCGGCCCGGGTAGGCACGAGTGCCGCTTGCCCGCCTATCCCGCGCCGCCGGCGCGGGAATTGGTCATCACTCCGCGTACTTGGCGTTTTGAATCCACGCGACCGCCGTCGGTCGGCGGCGTGCCCACGTGATGAATCTTTCAGCTTTGATACCGATTTGATTGAGCTGCCACAGGCTTTGCATGTTGGTCGAGGCGGTCGGCGGCGAGTCCGGTGCGCCGTCCATCTGCACCGATGCTTCGCGGCTGACGTCGATGGTCACCTGGCCGTCATCGGCGAGCAGGATTTCGGGACCGATGGCGAAGATCAGCGGATAGCCGTCCACCGGCGAGCCGCCGGTCGCCGGGATGTTCTCGCTGGCGATCACCGGATAGCCGAGCAGAGTGCCGCCCTGCTCGGCGTTGATGGTCGGATAGATCGTCTGGCCAAGGCTGTTCTGCGCGAGGCTCAATGCCAAGGCCTGCTGCTGCGTCATGATCCAGTAGCCGCCGGCCAAGCTTTGATTGTCATCGAGCAGCGAGCTGAACAGCGATTTCACGTCGGCCCGGAAGGCCGCCATGTTGACGCCGGTCGGCGTGATCGGCGTGACGCCGTTGGTGATCGACGCCGGCGACACGTTGGTCACCGCCGCCACCGATGGATCCACGAACTGACGATCGAGAAACTGCACGATGCTTCGCGACAGATCGGTGCGCACCATGTCTTCGGCGGCCGGATTTGAAAACCTCGCGAGCTCTTCGGTGATCACGACTATGGCGGCCGCCTTGGCCCAAGTCATCGTAATCGTGTCGAGCGCCATCGAGGTGATCGGCTTGGGCGCCGCCTCGCCGACCCACCCGCCGGATGTGCCGGACGTGACCCGCGGCACCCGGATGTTGAACGGCACCCGGCGCAGCGATGCGAACCGGCCGATGATGGTCAGCGGCCGCAGATATTCGGCAAACGCCGACGTAAGATTTTCGGCGTACACCAATGGCCCGGCCCAGGTGGAATCGTAGGTCGTGCCGGCCGGCACCGCCGCCCTGATCTTGTAGACGGCTTCATCGCTTTCGAGAATCGCCAGCAATTCCGGTGTCGATGAATGCCAGTCGACGCGCCGCTTGGCGTACTGGTATGCGCGCGTCTGATCGCCGCCGGCGGCACCGAGCGCGATGCAGTACCGAATGAACGGCGAGGTCGGATGGCAATTCGGCTTGAGCCGGATCACCTGCTCGCCCTGCCTGTTCACGATCGTCGGCTGGCGCGATTGCGAGGCCTCGGCCATCGTCTTTGCGACCACCTCGACCGCCGCAGCTTTGTTCTGCGCCTCGAGCTTGACGAGCCGATCGATGTGCTCGCCGATTTTCTTCACGTCGATTTCGAGCCCGTCATATTCGTCGCTTTCCGCCTGGTCGAGAGTTACGCCGCTGTCGGCGGCTTTGCTCATGAGCTCGGCCATTCGGTCGCTTGCCGCTTTGCGCCGCGCTTCGAATGCCGCAATCTGTTCGGAGATCGGTTGCATCTTCGGTTTGCCTTTTCGCATGGTGTCCGCGACGCCGGACGATTGGAGTTGCACCCTTGAGCCTGGCGCGGCTGGTGCAACGTCATAAGATTTGATCATCGACACGGTGGCTTCGCTGTTCATCGGAATCGTGACTAAGCTCAACTCGACCACCTCCGACTTGATGAAGCGCACGCCACCGTCGTCCATGAATGAATATTCCAGCGGCTTGAAGCCGATCGATACGCCGCGGACCAGCCCGGCTTTGAGCATTTCCCAGACATCATCGATGCGCGACTTGAGCGCGCCGGAGTTGGCGATCTTCGCGAGCTGCGCGGAAAACGTGACGCCTTCCTCGGTCGGCCTGTCGAGCTTGGCAATGCCCACCGGCTCGGCGTGCCGATGCTGGTAGAGCAGTGGAATTTGCTCGGCGAATTGCAGGCCGAGCGGCTCTACAATATCGCCGCCGCGATCGGTGGTCGGCGTCGATGCGATGCCTTTGATCAGGCGCTGCTCGCCGTCGCCGTCCGCTTTGATTTCGAGCGTGGCCCACGAGCGAATGATGGTGTCGGGCGGGATCCGTTGGTCGAGCATGATTGCCTCGCTCCAGCCGCAGGCCTGCAGCCAGTCGCCTTGAAGGTTCGGCCTTCCCTTGAATTAGCCCACCGCGAAGATCGGAGATCGCGGCCGCTCGATGTCGGTGGGCGCCACGCCCATCGCCATCGCCAGCGCCACCATTCCGTCGATACGCCCTGACGACTTGTGCTTGACCAGTTTCTTGTTCTCGTGCGGATCGGTCTGCACCACCGCATTCGCGGCACACATGCGCAGCACCGGATGATTGCCGTGCGCCAGGCGCGCGTTGAGGATCTCACCCTCGAGCGCGCGCAACGCCGGCGACATGGATTGGAAGCCCTGCCCGAATTCGACGAATCGATCGCCGATCGTGCGCTCGTTGAAGCCGGCGCGCAGCAGGCTGCGCTTCAAGTGCTGGAAATTCCAGCGGTCGAAACCGAGCTTGCGAATGTCGTATTTGGAAAATTGCTCGCGGATATGCGCCGCGACGAAATCGTAATCGACCGACTTGCCGGGCGCAGCCAGGAGGAAGCCGCGCTTGAGCCAGTCGTCATACGGCACACGGTCGCGGTGCGCGCGCTCCATCAGTCCCTCTTGCGGCAGCCAGAAAGTCGGATGCACGTGCCAGATGCCGTCGACCTTGCCGATCAGGACCAGCGCCGTCAGGTCGGCGGTCGCCGACAGATCGAGCCCCCCGTAAACCGGAATGCCGGCGAGCGGCTTGGGCTCGGCAGCGCAGTCATTCCAGACTGTGCGCGTGATGAACGGCGCCGAAACCTCCACCCGCTGATTGAGGATCAGGTTGCGATATTCCATTTCGCGCGCCGGCATGCGCCTGGCGTCGTTGGCCATGCCGCGCACCTCGTCGGCGTTGAGGAAATCGCCGAATGCCGGATTGGCCGCGCGGATGCTCTCCTCACTGAATGGATCCGCCTCGAGTGGCGCGGTGTAGAGCGACAGCACGGTGCGCGGATCATTCTCGTTCAGCGCGTCGTCGATCAGCACCGAAAGCAGATCGCTATCGGTGCGCGCCTGTGTCGAGATGATCAGAGACAATGGATTCTCTTGCGCGCCGGTCGCGGTTTCCAGCGCTTCATACAGCGGCGAGCGGGCGCCGCGCACCTGCCCAAGCTCATCATGAACTATGAACACCGGCGACAGCCCGAACGCGGTTTCGACTTCCGCCGACAGCGCGCGATACAGCGTCCCGAGCTCCGGGCAGAACAGCTGCTTGGCCGTGTCGCGAACGATCACCACCTGCCGCAGATCGACCGACATGCGCACGATCTTGGCGGCCGCATCGAAGATGATCGCCGCCTGCTGGCGCGATTGCGCCGCCGAGTAGAGTTGCGAATTGTAACGCCGCTCCGGGCCGCACAGATGGAGGAGGAGGAGGAACGCCGCCAGCGTGGTCTTGGCATTCTTGCGGCCGAAGCTGATGATCGCCCGGCGCGTCAGCGTCGTGTTGTCGTAAATCTTGATGATCTCGTCTTTCTGCCACTGCCGCAGCTTCACCTTTTTGCCGATGTCCACGCCCTCCGGAATGCGGCAATATGTTTCGATCCAGCGAATGTTGCGCTGGCCGCGCGTTTCCTTGCGCTTCCTGCCGCGCGGCACTTACATTTCCCACGGCTTTTTCTCGCGCGCGGTGTTGCGCCCGACCGTCGCCGCCGCGCCCGGCGTGTAACGCGCCTGATTGGTCAGCCGCAGCTTCGTGGCAATCATGTAGGTCGAACGGGTTTCGCGCTCGCGCATCTTCAGCAGGTCGGTGAACCGTTTCGAGCCTTCGGAATTCTTGATCCAGTCGCTTTGAAACGAGTCGATGATCTGCGATATCCGCTCGCTCTCCGCGCGATGCCTGCAGTAATCCTTCAAGAGCCCACGCAACGCCGCCGTGCCGAAGAAATCCACCGGCTCGCTCGCCGTAGTCTCGCGCCAGATTGCCGCCTGGCTTTCATTGAACTCCGGCGGCGGCTCCGGGCGCTGCCCGAATTGGCCCTCGATCACCACCGCCGTCGATTTGTCTTCAGCCGACATTCTGCCGCGCTTCATGTTGCTGTCCCGCTATTTCATCAAACGTGCGCCCGCTGCCTTCGTGAATTGCCGCCTTGCCGGTGAACTCCTGCCAACGCTTGACCGCCACGTCGACATAGGCCGGATTGATCTCGATCGCCTGGCAGCGCCGGCCGGTCATTTCCGCGGCAATGATGGTGGTGCCGGATCCCACGAATGGATCGTAAACGGCCTGCCCAGGCGACGAGTTGTTCTCGATCGGCCGCTTCATGCACTCGACCGGCTTCTGTGCGCTGTGCCCAGTTTCCGATTTCAAATGCGAGATGTTCCACAGCGTCGATTGCGAGCGATCGCCGGACCACTCATGCCGCTTGCCCTTGCGCGCGGCATACCAGCATGGCTCATGCTGCCAATGGTAATCGCCGCGCGATATCACAAAGCGATCCTTGGCCCATATCACCTGACAGACGATTTCGAAGCCTTGCGCCTCGAGCGAGGCTTGCACCGCACTGGCATGCGGGTCGGCATGCCAGCAGTAACAAACAACGCCAGGAAACAACGCCTAGGCCTCGCGCCAGTCG